GTGGAGAGTACGGCCGAGGGCCGCGACGGCGACTTCTACGACATGACGCAGGACGCCAAGAAGCTGGCCGAGTCTGGCCGCCCGCTGACGAACATGGACTACAAGTTCCATTTCTTCCCGTGGTGGAAGGATGCGCGGTACCGAAGATCGGCAGATGGCGTGCTGATCACGGACGGCATGGCCAAGTATTTCTTCGAGCTGCTGACCAAGCACGGCATCAAGCTGGATCCGGAGCAGCGCGCCTGGTATGCGAAGAAGTCTGAAGAGCAGGGTGATGAAATGAAGCAGGAATTCCCCAGCACGCCCGACGAGGCTTTCGAAGTGGCGATCGAGGGCGCCTTCTACGGCACGCAGATGACCTACCTGCGCAGCCGCGGCCGCCTGACCGAGGTTCCATGGGAACCCAGCTTGCCGGTCAACACGTTCTGGGATCTGGGCATGAACGACTCGATGACGATCTGGTTCCACCAGCGCGTCGGGACGTCCAACCGCCTGTTCGATTACTACCAGAACAGCGGCGAGGGTTTGCAGCACTACGCGAAGATCCTGAAGGACAAGGGCTACTTCTTCGGCACGCACTACATGCCGCACGACATTGCGGTGCGCGAACTTGGCAACAACGGAAAGTCGCGCAAGGAGGTCGCCGAGGGGCTGGGGATCAGGCCGATTCACAAGGTCACGCGGCCGAAGAACATCGAGGAAGTGCTGGATGGCATCGAGGCGGTGCGCGCGTTTCTGGCGACGTGCTGGATCGATGAAGTCAGTTGCGCCGAGGGCATCCGGGCGCTCGACAACTACCAGAAAGAGTGGGACGACGGCGCCGGCACCTGGAAGAAGGGGCCGCTGCACAACTGGGCGTCCCATGGAAGCGACGCGCTGCGTACCGGCGCGACCGGCTTCACAGCGACGCAGATCGTGAATGAAGCCGACTTATATCCGGAGGTGGCGTGATGGCAGCAGACACATCAAGCAAGACCTACGACTGGGCGGCGCTGGTGAAGAAGTTCGAAGGCGAGAGCCTGAACGAGAAACCGACCGAGTACCAGTTTTCGAAGGGCCGGCAGTTCAAGGCGCCGAAGTTTCCCTATCAATCCGAGATTCCACAGGATCCGACACCATGACGAGCATCCCGGGCGTTCAGCAGATCATCACCGATCTTGTTGGTGTTCCGATCTCAGGCGCCGGCCAGACGCTGGGCCGCAACCTGATTGCCAGGCTGGAGCAGGCCTACCCTGCTTTCACCGGAGTCTGGCGCGTCTGCATCAATGAGCCCGGCGGCGTGATCGAGGTCACAAATCTGGCACTGTCTGGCCGCATGGGCTTCCTGATGCACATTGCCAAGATCGATCCAGAGGGCCGCAAGGTCGTGCGCGCTGCCGGCGAGCTGCTGGAGCGGTACCGGATTGCGCGCAGTGGTGCGGTAGCCAAGGTGCTGGAAGGCGTCCTCGAACAGAAGCGGGACTTCCGCGGCGAACTGGTAGCCGAGCGTGGTTGAAGCGAACCCCAGCAACGCGGATGCCGTAGTCGCTACGGAACCGCCGGCCGACCCGGGCCCGGATCAGTGGCTGCAGATGGCGCGCGACGCCTACGAGCAGTCGAGCGACTGGTTCGACACCAGCCTGCGGCCAACGATCGAGAAGGCCATGGCGCACTTCAACAATCGTCACGCGCCCGGTTCGAAGTACTACAGCGACGCCTACAAGTACCGGCACAAGGGTTTCCGGCCGAAGACACGGGCATCGATCCGCCGCAATGAAGCCGCCGGCGCGGTGGCGTTCTTCAGCACGCAGGACATGGTATCGATCACGGCCGAGAACGAGGCCGAGCAGCAGCAACTGATTACGGCACGGATCCTGACCGAGCTGCTGAACTACCGCCTGGATGATTCGATTCCGTGGTTCCAGATCCTGCTGGGCGCGCTGCAGGACGCCTTGAACGTCGGCGTCTGTATCTCGCATCAGGACTGGCACTTCCACGAAATCACCGAGAAGGTCTCGGCGGGGCCCAACGTCTTCGACCAGGCCGGGAATCCGGCCATGAAGGAAGTGACCGACACACTGGCCGACAAACCGCGCGTCAGCCTGGTGGCGATCGAGAATTTCCGCATTTCTCCGGCATCGGACTGGGCCAACCCGATCGGATCTTCGCCCTACGTGGTCGAGGCCATCCCGATGTTCATCGGAGACATCAAGGAGCAGATGGCGTCTGGTCGGTGGATGGAATACTCGGACGGCGAGATTGCCGCAGCCGCACAGACGCAGTACGACACCATCCGGCAGGCCCGCGACGGCACCAAGCGCACGGACGCCAAGGACGTGAATCACGCGACGACGGCCTTCGATACGGTGTGGGTACATCGCAACATCATCCGGCACAACGGCGACGACGTTATTTTCTACACGCTGGGCACGCATCTGCGGCTGAGTGACCCTGTTCCGCTGCGTCAGGAGTACCGCAACCTGGCCCGTGGTGAGCGACCCTATGTTATGGGCTCGGTGCTGATCGAGGCGCACAAGGCCTTTGTTGCCGGACTCAATGAATTGACGTTTGGCCTGCAGGAAGAGACCAACGAGATCCAGAACCAGCGCCGCGATAACGTCAGCCTGGTGATGAACAAGCGCTACTTCGCGCGCCGCACGGCCAACATCGATTACCGCAGTCTGACCCGCAACGTGCCGGGCTCGATCACGTTGATGGACGACATCAACAGCGATCTGAAGTGGGACAGCCCGGGCGAGGTAACCGGATCGAGCTATCAGGAGCAGGATCGCGTCAGCCTGGATTACGACGAGCTGGCCGGCACGTTCTCGCCGGGATCGGTGCAGAGCAATCGCCAGTTGAACGAGACGGTCGGCGGAATGAAGATGCTGGCCGGCGACGCCAACGTGGTCACGGAATACCAGTTGCGCGTGTTCGCCGAGACATGGGTAGAGCCTGTCCTGAAGCAACTGGTCACGCTGGAACAGGCCTACGAGACGGATCAGAAGGTGCTGGCGATCGCCGGGCAGAAGGCCGAGCTTTTCGACCGGTTCGGCATCAGCGCCGTCAATGACGAACTGCTGCAAGGCCTGGTCAAGGTGCGTGTCAATGTCGGATTCGGAGCTACCAACCCGCAGCAGCGCGTCGAAAAGATCGCCATGGGCCTCGACACCATCGGCAAGTTCCTGCCGCAACTGCTGATCGATCTGGACGGCAAGGAAGTGGTGACCGAGGTATTCGGCGCGCTAGGCTTCAAGGGGGCAGAGCGCTTCTTCCCGAAGCTTGGCAAGGCCGAGGATCCGCAAGTCTCGCAACTGAAGCAGATGGTGCAGCAGCTCCAGCAGGCGTTGCAGGGCAAGCAAGCGGAAATCGACGGCCGGATCAAGGTGGCGCAGATCACGACGTCTGGACGCATCCAGCAGGAGCAGATTCGTCAGTCTGGGCAATCGGAGCAAGCGCAACTGCGCGCCGAGGCCGAGTTTGCGCTGGCCAAGATGGAGGCCGAGCTTGGCGCCATCGACCGCCAGCTGGAAAGCCAGCGCAACCAGATCGACGTCGCCCGTCTGCATAACGAACGCGCCGCGCTGATCGGCCAGATGCACGCCAAGCGCCGGGAACTGGACAACGCCGATCTTCAGCCGAATCCGACCGGGGCCATGAGCACAACGCTGGCCAATGATCGCTACAACCGGGTTCCGGGGGCTGTTGGATGAGCGGCGAACACGAAGAGCTTGATCAATTCGTCACGATCGCCCGGCTCGGGATCGATGCCGAGACGTTCATCCGGACGCCGTTGGGTCGTTTCCTCGAAGGGAAGGCCCGTGCCGAAGAAGCCGATGCACTGATCGCGCTGGTCGATGCCGACCCGGAGGACGTGAAGGCAAACCGGGAGCTGCGCAACCAGATTCACGTCGCGCGCATGTTCCTGTCGTGGATCAATGACGCGATCGAGGCAGGTCAGCAGGCCCATCGGCAATTGCAGGAAATGGAAGGCCTGGCCAGAGGCCAGTAGCAGCCGAACACGGTTTCACCAACCAAGCCCGCCGCGTGCGGGCTTTTTTATTGCCCATCCATCACCGGACGGCAGAAGGAGCGAGCAGCATGAACATGGCAACCGATGCAGTAGCCCAGGACGATCTGGCCGGAACCGGCGTCGAAATGCTCGACAAGGACAAGGGTCTGGTCAATCTCGACAAGGATAACGGGGGCGCCGCAGACGATGCCCTTACCGGCGATGACGTAGGCTCGGTAGATGATGCCCGCGCGGCGATCTATGCCAAGCATCAGGAGCGGCGCAAGGAAGAGCTTGGCGTACAGAATGCGTCGCCGGACGACGAAATCACCGTCAAGGTGAATGGCAAAGAGCGGCAGGTTCCGCGATCGAAGATCGACGCGGCCGGCGGAATCGAGGCCTATCAGAAGAATGCAGCCGCTTCCGAGATCCTGAATCAGGCCAGCGCAGAGGCGCGGCGCGTCAAGGAGGAAGCGGAACAACTGGAGCGCCGTCGCAGGGAACTGGACGAGCGCGAACAACGACTTTCGCAGGCCGCCGCGGCAGCAACCGAGCGACCTGCAACCACCGAGCTACCGGCCACCGCCGATGCTCAGAAAGCCCTGGTACGCCAGTACCACGACGCAATGCTCGACGGCGATGTTGATAAGGCCGGCGAGCTTCTGATCCAGATCAACGCGGCGTCAGCGACTACCGCGGTCAATCCGGACGAAATTGCGAGTCGTGCCGTGCAGCGCGCCAAGGAGGAATTGACTGCGGATCAGCGCAAGAAGAAGGCCGAGGAATTCGAGGCCGACCGACTGGCTGCCGTTGCCGATTTCAAGGCGAACCACAAAGACCTGGCCAGCAACCCGGATGCGTTCGGATTGGTCGATTCGAAGACTGTCGAAGTCCACCGCGAGCACCCCGACTGGAGTGCCAAGGCGATCATCGATGAGGCCGCGAATCGCGTCAGGAGCTTGATCAAGAGCGTTGCCACGCCGAGCACTACCGACGAAAAGTTGGAGGCAAAGCGCAATCGCACGCAAGTGAATGGCGGCTCTGCCCGGGTAGTCAATCGCCCAGCGCCGAAACCGCAATCCAATTCCGATTACGTCGCAGCACTGCGCAAACAGCGCGGGCTCGACGTCTAACCGTCAAGGAGCAAGACCATGCAAGTATGGGAAACCAATACCGCTGGCGGGTACATGTACTCCGACCAGCTTTCGAACGTCCTGCGCAACGCCCTGCAGCCGATGAGTCGCTTCCAGCAGCATTGCGATGCCGACGACTTCACCGACAAGGGCTACAACAAGGGCGACACCTTCCACTGGAACATCTACAGCGACGTGACCACCCAAGGCGGCCGTCTGGATGAAACCCAGCAGATGCCGGAAACCAGCTTCAGCATCACGCAGGGCTCGGGCACCATCTACGAGTTCGGCAACAGCGTGCCGTACTCCGGCAAGCTGGATGACTTCTCGGCCCATCCGGTGAAGCAGATCATCCACAAGGCCCTGAAGAATGACGCCAGCAAGGCGTTCGAAGCCGAGGCCCGCGCCCAGTTCGCTGCCACCAAGCTGACCGTCACGCCGGCCAGCGGCAACAGCGCGACCGCGATCACGCTGGAAACCACGGGTACGGTGACCGCGACCAACAACTTGGCGATGAACAACACCCACGTCAAGTTGATCAGCGACCAGATGAAGGAGCGGAACATTCCGGTGTACGCGGATGGAAATTACCGCTGCATCGGCCGTCCGAGCACCTTCCGGGGCTTCAAGAACGATCTGGAGGCGGTGCACAGCTACGTCAGCGAAGGCTTCCGCATGGTGCTGAACGGCGAGGTCGGGCGCTCCTACGAGGGCATCCGCTTCTTCGAACAGACCGTCGTCGCGTCGCAGGCCTGGAGCAATGCCAAGTCGGACGAGGCGTTCTTCTTTGGCGAGGACACCGTGATCGAGGCCATCGTTTGCCCGCCCGAGATCCGCGGCAAGATCCCGCAGGACTACGGGCGCGACAAGGGCGTGGCCTGGTACGCACTGGAGGGCTTTGCTCTGGTGCATACCGTCGCCGCACAGGGCCGCATCATCAAGTGGGGCAGCGCGGCCTAATCCGGCTGATCGGCACAGCATTCCCGGGCCGGTCTGACCGGCTCCGGCCAACCTCTTCGAAGGAGAAGCATCATGAGCTACAGCAATCCCCTGACTCGCACGACCGTTCTCAAGGCCGTGGATTTCTCGTCGGCCGACTCGACGCATCCCATCAAGGCTCCGCCTGGCTGCACTCGCGGCCGGCTGCGTGACATCCAAGTTGGCGTGACCACGACTTGCGCCGGCGCCACCACGAAGCCGAAGGTGCAGCTCGGCATCACCGGCAGTCTGACGAAGTACGCGAACCACGACTGCGGAACCACGGCAGCGGGCGCGGTCTCCCAGTTGGCTCCAGCCAGCTATACCGAAGACTCGATCACCGACACCGACCTGCTGATCACCTGTAAGGCGGCGACGGGCGCCGGCGCGGCTGGCGTCGGCAACGTAATGGTCGTCATCGACTGGTTCGCGTAAGCGAGCGAAACGCAGCGACCGCCCGGGCCCTACCGAGTTCGGGCGGAACCCCTCATCAAGGAGATCCACCATGGAAAAGGAAAGCAGCCAGAAGGCAGCCGCCGAAGACCTCGGCCTGTCGGATCAGCAGAAGTTCGATGTCAAAAAGTCGCCGCGTCCCGAGACCGACGAGCAGACCCAGCGTCCGATGCTCAACAAGGAATCGATCAAGTCCGACCGCGGCACGTTCCCGACCAAGTAATCCGGTCGGCCTGCAATGCCAACAGGGGGCGGCTTCGGTCGCCCCCTTCGTTTTACGGAGGCGCGCATGAACTACACAGACTGCTGTGTGATCGCGGTGGATGGCGAGAAGCCACAGCCGACGAAATACACGGAAGGCCGTGACTGGTCGCTGGAGGGCAATCGCCCCGTAGTGAATCAACCGGCCGACATGAAGCAAGCCACCACGAACAAGCCCGCCGAGACCGGCCTGATTGTTCGCCAACCGCTGTAACCACCACGGGGGAACACGAACATGAACATCGACGAACTGAAGGCGCTGCACTGGCAGAAGCTGAAGAAGATGATGGAAGACGCCGGCCTGGAATACAAGAGCAAGGATCAGGCGATCGAGGAATTGGCAAAGCTGCCACCTGCTGCCACCGACACGAGCCCGCCCGCTGGAGCCAACGGCGGCGAGAACACGGGCGATGCCGGCGGCGATAAGCCGAAGGACGACACCAATGACTCGGCTACCGATGACTCCGCACCGCAGGAGCCGCGTTTCGACCGCAGCCGACCCTACGGCGAGATTTCCGGCGAGATCCCCGAGGCACCAGGCGCACGCTACCTGCAGGGCGGTCACTACTTCAACAACGCCGGCGACGCCGTAGGCAAGGCGTAAGACGTGGCCAAGTCGACCTTCCTTCAGCTTTGCCAGAAAACCCGCAGCGAATGCGGTATCACATCTGCTGGCCCGGCATCAGTCACCAGCCAGACCGGCGTGCTGGAGAAGGTCGTCAATTGGGTAGCCGATGCCGATGTCGAGATCCAGTCGCGATGGTTCGACTGGAACTTCCTGCACGTCTCGACGTGGAGCCACAACACCATCGCCGGCGTCTCGACGGTGGCGGCGCCCTCTGACCTGGGCGTGTGGGATCGCGAGTCGTTCTATCTCGACTACAACACAGCCAACCACAAGCAACTGAGCGTCGTCGATTACAAGGTCTGGCGGCTGGACTACCGGCAGGGCGTGAAGACCAACCAGCGCCCGGATATCGCGATCATCCTGCCGGACCAGTCGCTGAAGCTGGAATCACCGCCGGACGATGTTTATGCGCTGACGGCAGACTACTGGAAGCGCCCGGCCCGAATGACGGCGAACACCAACACGTCGCCGGTACCAGAAGAGTACGAGCGCATCATCGTTGCCCGGGCCAAGATCGCCTACGCGGAGAGCCAGGGGGCGCCGGAAGTCCTGATGTCGGCGCAGATTGAATTCGATGATCTGCTGGACAAGCTGGAAGCCAAGTATCTGCCGAACCAAGAGGGGCGGCGCCAGGCGGATCCCGGAATGATGGTGGTCAGGCCCGAATGAGAGCCGTTCCATCCAAGCGTCCAAAGGCGCGCACGGCGGAGCAGGTTCATACCGCGTACATCCCGCTGATGGGCGGCGAGGATCTGGTATCGCCGGCACTCTCCATCAACCCCGGCGCGCTGATGTTCTCGGAGAACTACGAGCCTGGCATCGTCTATGGGTATCGGCGCGTGGATGGGTTCGAGCGTGCCGACGGCAGGCCAAGGCCATCGGATGCCTCGTACTGGGTGCTCAACTTCGACGCCGGAAGCGCCGACTTCGCGGTGGCCGACATCATTACAGGGGGCACGTCAGGCGCCACCGGCGAGGTTCTGGTGGTCACCGTGACATCGGGCACATGGGGCGGCGGCAACGCAGCCGGAAAACTGATCCTGTTCAACGTCAGCGGCACGTTTCAGGACAACGAAGCCATCACGGCAGCCGGCGGTGCGGCAGTGGCCAATGGAGCGGCCAGCGAGCGCGGCGCGACCAACGACACCGACGACAGCACCTGGTTGCAGGCGGCGATCGAGGCGACGAGAACAGATATTCAGGCCGTGCCGGGATCTGGCCGCCTGCTGGGTGTCTGGCTCTACAACGGCGTCAAGTACGCCTTCCGCAACAATGCCGGCGGCACGGCGGGCGTCATGTTCAAGTCCTCGGCATCGGGCTGGACGACGGTTGATCTAGGCAGGAAACTGAATTTCACGTCTGGCGGCGTGACGGAGATCGTCGAGGGAAACGTCATCACCGGCGCCATTTCAGGCGCCACGGCGACCGTGAAGCGTGTTGTCGTGACCTCGGGCGACTGGGCATCGGGCACCGCGGCGGGATATTTCGTCTTCACCAGCCAGACCGGAACGTTCCAGGCCGAGAATCTGAACGTCGGCGCAAGCCTGAACCTGGCCACGATCGCCGGCAACAGCGCGGCCCAGACTTTGCTGCCCAGTGGGCGGTACGAATTCCTCAACAAGAACTTCTACGGATCTACGGCGACGCGGCGCATGTATGGCTGCGACGGCGTCAACAAGGGCTTCGAGTTCGACGGAACCACGTATTGCCCGATCACCACGGGCATGACCGACGACACGCCGATTCACATCTTCGAGCACAAGAAGCACCTGTTCCTGGCCTTCCGCAAGGGTTCTGTGCAGCACTCGGCGCCCGGAGAGCCGTTGGTATGGTCGGCCGTGATCGGCGCATCGGAGATTGCCACCGGAGACGAAATCACTGGCTTCGCGCTGGTGCCGGGCGGGGTGCTGGCGGTGCTCAACCGCAACCAGACCTACCTGCTCTACGGATCGAGCATCGCAGATTGGGACTTCCGGCAGCATGCCGAGGATTCCGGCGCCATCGAATGGTCGGTGCAGCCCATTGGAGCGCCGCGCTACATCGACGACCGGGGAATGACCAGCCTGGATGCCGTGCAGGCCTTCGGCGACTTCTCCGCCTCGACGTTCAGCCAGAAGATCCAGACGCTGCTGGATGCCAAGCTGCGGGATTCATCGGTCACCGCTTCGGTTCGCGTCCGCACCAAGGACCAGTACCGGGTGTTCTTTGCCGACGGCACAGGCGTGATTGCCAAGTTCCGGCCGAAGGCGATCGAATTCACGCGCATCAACTTCGGTGTCGTGGTGCGCTGCGCGTGCTCGGTCGAAGACACCACGGGCCGCGAAGTGCTGCTGTTCGGGTCGGATGATGGCTACGTGTATGAAATGGATGCCGGCACGTCGTTTGATGGCGCCGAAGTCGTCGGCTACCTCCGGCTGCCATTCGGGCATCTGAAGTCGCCGCAACAGAACAAGCACTTCTTCAAGGCCGTGCTCGACATCGATGCGCCTGGCGGCACCGATCTGGACTTCACGCACGAACTCAACTACGGCAGCCCGGACACTCCGCTGGGCGATACACAGGCCCTGAACGTGCAAAGCGGCGGCGGACAGTGGGGCAGCGCGGTCTGGTCGGAATTCGTCTGGGGCGCCCAGGTCGTCGGTACCGCAGAGGGCTATATCGACGGAGACGGCGTGAATCTCGGCATGCTGATCCGGTCGGCATCGACTTATGACCGGCCGCACACCATCAACGGCGTCAATCTTCACTATTCGACGAGGGGCAGGGCACGATGAGCGACTATTTTGATGCGTCCGGAAATCGCATCAACGATGGCCTGACGGCGCGGGCTTCCGATGTCAACACGCTGCGCGATGAAGTCGGAGCGGCGTTTGATCTGCTTCCCGATGTTGCCAAGGTCGACGCCGGAACGGTCAATTACGCCGTCGATACCGGCGCAGTAGACGCCTATGTAGTGGCGATGCCGCAGACCGCGACGAGCTACGTCGACGGCATGCAGGTGGTGTTCAAGCCGGCGGCCGCAAACACCGGTCCGGCAACGATCAATGTCGATGGGCTGGGCGTGAAGTCGATCCGGCGCACCAGTAGCGACGCGCTATCAGCCGGCGATATAGCCGCCGGAGTCCCGCTTGAGCTTCGCTACAGCAGCACGACGGGGTTTTTCCACCTGAACTGGCGAACCGGTAACGCTGGCTCATACACCTTCACCGGCGATGTGACTTTCCTTTAAGGAGATAGCAGGATGAAAGAGAACGCAACTCATGGCCGACCGATTGCTGGCGAGAGCAAGACGGTCGCCTACACCGGGACTGCCGGTACAACGGCAGCCCTGACATCCGAGGCCACCAGCCTGCGGATTGTGTCGACGACGGACTGTTTCATCGAGATCGACACTAACCCGACCGCCGTCGCCAATACCGGGATGTATCTGCCGGCCTTCGTGCCGGAGTACATCCACGTCAAGGATGGGCCGATCAAGGTCAGCGCGATCCGCGTGTCGGCCAGCGGATCCCTCTACGTCACTCCGTTCAAGTAGCAGGCCATGATTATCCGACCTGGCCTGGTGAGATCGCTGGGCTACGACGGGATGATCGCCAGGCGTCCGTGCGACGGCTCGATCACGACGCCGATCGATGCCACCGTGACGATCGCACTCAACACCATCAACTGCTCCACCGGAGCAATCGATATTGATACCGTCGCCGTTGGCAGCGGCATCGTAGACATCAACGGCACCTGGAGGCTGACATGAGCTTAACCATCAATGGAACGACAAACACCCTGACCGCTGCGAGCGGGCTGACGATTGCCGGGAATACGGCGGTGACCGGGACGCTCTCGGCCACCGGCATCCTCTCCACCTCCGACACCACCGACGCCACCAGCACCACATCCGCATCACTCAAGACGGCGGGGGGCTTGGGGGTGGTTGGGTCGGCGTATTTTGGCGGCAGAGTGAACTCCGCTCTATTTAGAACAACTAGCGGTCAGGTGGTGTGTACGGCCACAGTTCAGTCAGGAGACTTATACACAATCAGCAGAGGCGCTACTATCTTCGATATAAATTGCTTTGCGACTGGAGCGGCGTTGCAAACCACCGCGTTGATAAGTTCGGACGGCACTAACCATACTTTGACAATTCTCAAGTCGGGGGCCAGCACCGTACTTGCCATTGTCGGAAATGCCATTCGAGTAACGTGCGCAAGCAACGTAACTTTGGATTGGAATGCTTTGCGTATAGCCTAATGCAGTCTGGTGAATTAACAACCAAAGGAATCGACATGAAAATTCAAATCTCTCCCGTTTCAGTGTTCCCCTCAACCGCTACACAAGTTGAGTTTCTCCCCGCCGAAATTACGTTCGGTCAGTCGGCGCGGTGCCAATACATTCTGCAAGATGCTGACGGAGCAAATCTCACTTCCGGATGGGTCGAAATGACGCCGGAACAATACACTTTGTGGACTAACGACGACAGTTATGCGGTCGATGTTTTTCTCACGAATCTCGGACTTTATAGGAGCCTGTAAGTGGACGACCTCCCCATCACTCTCAATCTCACCGTCATCAAAGTGAATACCCTGCTGCACTATCTCGGGAAGCTGCCCACGGAGACAAACGTGTGGCCGTTGGCAATGGAAATCAAGGAACAAGCCGATGCGCAAGTACCTGCTCCCCCTCCTGCTGAGTAGCCTTCTGCTGGCCGGCTGCCCGACAACGGAGGGGCCGATCCCCTTTGAGTCATCGGGCGTGGTGATGCCAACTCCGATGGGGTGCAATCCAGATGTCGACTGCTGAGATCTTCATCCCGACTCCCGAACAGGTCGAGGCGTTTTCAGACGCGCATGAGCGCATTCATGAGAATTTTACCTATAGGCCTGACATTGATAAATGGAAAACGCCGGAGCATTGGCTGACCATTCGGGACATGCTCGCAATGGACGAGCTAGGTCACTACGAGGAGGATTGCGACGGGCATGCGCTGCTGGTGCGCCGCGAGTGCCGCAAGGTCAATCTGCCGAATCGCTTGGTGTTCTGCTGGATTCCGCCGCGCGGGCAGTTTGCGGGCGGGTATCACCTTGGCGCTGAATGCGGAGGGTGGTGGTCGTGCTGCAATTTCTCACGCATCATCCAGCGCGAGCGCACCGGATACGAGTTCATCGGGTTCAGCGGGTTCGAGAAGGGCGAGCCTTGGTATTACGCCAAGGGGTTCGACCACACGCAGCCCTGGCCGCACTTGAGGGGAGCATGATGGGCCTGCTGACACAGTACCAGGACGACGCCGACCGCCTGGCGCGTCAGGAAAAGACGCTGAACCGCGGCTACGCCCACGACATGCGCGGCATCAAGGCCGAGGCGGCGCCGCACGAGGCGACGGTGAAGGACTACAACACCCAGGTGGAGTCCTTCCGAAACAGCGCCGTGTCCAAGAAGAACGACAGCCAGCCAGGTGGCGTTGAACTCTGGCAGGTCATTGGCTGGGTGTCGGCGAATCCTGGTTATCCGACGGTGGTAGCCCACAATCCCCAATGGGGTGGCAGCCAGTGGTATCACGGTGGCGCCGGCAACATGTATCTGGGTTCGTACTCCAGCGGCGACGGTGGCGGCTGGTACTGGCAGAACACCGATAAGGCCACCATTCGCCGGGCATCGGATGGCACCGCGATTACATCCCTGCCGCACAACTACGGCATGGACCAGTACTACGCGAGCTGGAACGACAAGCCGTTCGTCAAGCCGGTCACTCAATCGCAGATCGATACCGCGACGGCATCAAGCAAGGCCCTCAACACACTTTCCGACCGGGGGGGTGCCGTCAATGCCGACTTCAGTAAAGCCGGAGGCCTGCTCACCAAAAAAGCCGACCGGATCTCCGACGATATCGAAATGAACGCCGGCCGGCTCCGCGAGGAACAGATGGCACCACAACCGCAGGCTCGCTCCGTGTTCGACCAGAACATGGCCGGCATCCACCAGACCATCGCCGACTGGCTGAAATAAGGGGAATCCCATGGCAAACCCGCTTTACACCACGGCCACCGCGCCGGCAGCTCCGGACCCCACGAAAGTAGTCACTGGCGGCCTGCTGACCACGCCGACGACTTTCACCCCGAAGACCGACCTGACGGGCACCGGGTACAACGCCACCGCCGGGACATCGACCGGCTACGACCCGACGAAATGGGACGTCGACGCTAAGCAGACCGTGGCGGGCCAAGTGAAGGACATCGTCGACGCCGGTAGTCCGCTGTTGAAGCAGGCCGAGGCCAGATCGAATATGCGCATGAACTCGCGCGGGCTCTTGAACAGCAGCCTCGCCGTAGGGGCCGGCCAGTCGGCGCTCTACGATGCCGCGCTGCCGATCGCGCAGGCCGATGCCCAGACCAATGCGCAGTCGGCCAACTTCAACGCCAACGCCAGCAACGTCGCCAGCCAGTTCGGCGCCGATGCCGCCAACAAGCAGTCGCTGGTGAATCAGGACGCCACCAATCGGGCAGCCGAATTCCAGGCCGGCGCCACCAACCAGGCGAACGCGACGAATCAGGAGGCGACGAATCGCGCCGCTGAGTTTGCCGCCGCCGCCGGCAATCGACTGATCGAGCAGAGCAACACGGTGACCGCCCAGGCGCGCACGGCCGATGCCGAGGCGGCAAACAAGGTGCTGATGCAAAACCTCGACAACCAGTTCAAGGTAAACATCAGCAACGCCGACGCCGCGAGCAAGGCGCAACTCCAGTTCATGGCCGACGCGACCAAGAAGGATCTGGCGGCGATCGAATCGACCTACAAGCAGATGATCTCGTCGAACGAGCAGGCCGGCGCGCTCTACGGCAAGGTCATGCAGAACATTACTGACGTGGTGAACAATCCCGACATATCGGCCGAGGACAAGCAGGTTGCCATCGAAAATCAGAAGCAGCTATTGAAAACCGGGATGGATGTCGTGTCGGCAGTCAGCGGCCTCGCGCTGGGCGACATCCTGACCTTCTGACCTCTCCGTGAGCGCCATCGCCGACTATCTCGGGTGCGTCCCGGTCGGCTGGGAGCTTCGCGCGATCCGCGTCGACGGGATCTACTACGGCGACGTGATGCTCCAGGGCAATGAGATCCACGTCGCGGTGGCGCCGGAGCATCGTCGCCGCGGCTGGTCGCGGCGCATCGCTCGCCAGTTCTTCACCGAGCTGCTGGCGGAAAAGCACTTTCTGACGACGCGCTCCGCTCCCGGCGACGGCACGGAGCCATTCATTCAGCGCCTGGGCTTCGTGCAAACCAACGAAGACGTCTTCTACCGCTACTGGTGGCTCGACCACCTTCCATTCGAGAGGAAATCCCGCCATGCACAGCAAGATTCTTGAGGAACTGCGGCCGCGTCCGCTGTACTACACGACGCACCGCCGGCAGGTGGCCATGGGAGAGCCCGTGGGCGATGCCATGCGCGGGCCAGCTTTCGGCGAGCGTCGCGGACCGGCCATCGCGGTATTCGGTGCCTTCGCCAGTGTCAGCGCAGGCCTCGCCGCTGGCGGCCTGATGGGCGGGCTGATGATCGCCGGCGGCGTGATGTCTGGGCTCGGCGCTATCACAGGCAACAAGACGCTTTCTTCGCTGGGCATGCTGGCCGGCTTGGCGGGCGGCGTCGGGCAGTTCTTCCAGCAGGGCGGCTTCGATTCCTTCAGCCAGGCGTATCAGGCCGATGGCGTCAATGGCGTGGTCGATCAATTCACGGGAAGCGCAAATTACGGCGCGTCGCCGGGGACTGACGCTGTAATCAATCCGGTCGGTGATGCATCGGTAGCGCAGAGCATCGTTCCGCAGGTTGATACGCAGAGCATCATGGCCGGAAGCGGTAACGGTTTGCTTGGTTCTGGCGTTCCAGCGCCCAACGTGAGTCAGCTTGGGGTGGAGTTCCCGGCGGGATCGGTGGCGCCGGGTGTTGAGGTCGGAACGAATCTCAACGGTGGATTGCTGAACAGTCCGGTCGGGGCGAATCTCGGCACCAACGCGGCAACGTCGAGCGGTGGCGTAGTGGATGGCCTCAAGGGGCTGTGGAATGGCTCCGGCGACTTCACCAAGATGGCGCTGATCAATGCCGGGTCGGGGGCGCTGAAGGGCATGGCAGAGTCGGAAACCAACGACAAGCTGCTGGCACTCAAGGAAAGCCAGACCGAGGCAGGCAACAAGCTGACTGAGGCACAGACCGCGGCGATCGAGAAGAAGAATGCCGGCGTTCCGGTGACCAGTGTGGGCAGCTTCGGAGCAAACCGGAGCGCCGCCTTCGGCACCAACGCCAATGGCCAGACGCGCAGCTACGCCGAGTACATCGCCGACCGCACGGCGGCGATGCAGCGGCTTTTTGGTCAATCCGCACCCGCATAAGGAATCCACATGGACAAGATGAATCCGGCTACCGGCCCGGAGGGGCAAGCTCAACCTTTCGATTCGACCGAGATCCGCCAGGGCCTGCGCGAGAACGTGCCGCCGCCCATGCGCGAGGCCTACGACAAGGTGGTGACCGCCGGCATGAAGATCATGTTCGACAAGAGCACCCACCACCTGCTGCTGGAGCAGATGCAGGCCGAAGGCGAGGTATCCGACAAGCTCGCCGAGGGCGTCGCCGCCCTGATGGCGATGATGCTGAAGAACACCAAGGGCGCCTTTCCGCAACAACTGATCATCCCGGCCGGGATCGAACTGATGCTTCACGCCGCCGACTTCATCGCTCAGGGTGGCGGCGAGACTGTGACGGCCGAGGACATGGGGGCGGCCGTGCAAAAGTTCGTGTTCAAGCTGTTCGAGGGCACCGGTGTAAAGCCGGATGCGCTGATGGCTAGCGTCGGGCACATCCAGAAATTGCAGGATCAGGGTCAGGACGGGGCGCCAGCGGCCAATCCCGAGCCCGGCCAGGCGAGCACACCGGCGGCACCGGCGCAAGGCGCTGGCGGCCTTCTTTCGCAACCGATGGGGGCGTAGATCATGGGCCTGTTGATGGGAGCACTCGCCGGCGCGGCCGGCGCCGTGGAACGCACCACGGAATACGCGCTGCGGTCGATGATGGACGAGGAAAAGTCCAAGCGGATCGCCGAGTACACCAGCCGCCTCAAATCCGACGAGGATCTGACGAC